GTCCTCCACCCCAAATTATTGCATTTTGGACAGGTGTAGCTACGGAATCTGCAGGAACAGTGCCAACATAGACTGCACCTAGTTTAGAACCTTCACCATTCTCCCAGTCATCAGTACCAAAGTTGGCATTAGTGCCATCCGTAGATACTTGCAGATTTTGCATAGTGTCATTGCTAGTAGCCTGGTTTGACTTTACTCCATTTAGAAATGTACCAGCTTCAACAATTAATGGTTGCTCGCTAGCAGTTGTTTGAATCAACGGTCTATTGTTACCTGACTGGTCATACCAAGTCTCTACAAAGCCGTCCACTTCATTATTCAATGGATCAACACCAGCTGGTAGGTTAATGTTGTAGACTTCACCGATGTTAGCTTCAATGGCTATACGGTTGTCTGTTTGGTCAGTGTCGTAAAAAATAACTTCATTGACAGTTCCGTTCCAGTGCGTTGTAGAACCACTTCCACCAATGTTTAAGACCCTGTTACTTACAGTATTAGTGCCAATATTTGCGTCAGCAGAAGATACAAGTGTTCCATCAGCAAAAAAGTTAGCTGTTCCACCAGAGCTATTTAAAGCAGATATTGTAGTCCAAAGTTCTTCGTCCGAACCAAGAGTTCCTGAGACAGCATTAGTCCCAGCAAATACCCTGCGATCACCACCAGCAGTATTGTAAACGATATAATCAGAAACAAATCTAAACAGGTATGCGTTTTCGTCTCCGTCTGATTTATTAGTAATAAACGTAGATAATGTAGTTCCACTTGCAAATGAGAACGTGCCAGCAGTTTCTAGTTTTTGAGCATCGTCAAAGCGAAGGCCGCCAGTTACTAGGCTACCAGCACTAACAATCTTAGGTTGGCTTCCAGCAGTTCCTTGAATTGCGTGGTTACCTGTTGCTGTATCTCCTGCTTGATTGGTTACACTTTGGTCATACCAAGTTTTAACGAAGCCGTCTGATGTAACTTGAGTAACTGTTATCTCTCTTAAATATACTTCATCAGAGCCATTGCCAGTAAAGCTAGATGCTGCTCCCTTTTGAAGATTTACTCTTAACTGCGCATTGATTGGAGTTACGTCATTTGCCGTTACAGTAACCCATTCGTCTTGCGTAGGAGCCGTCGTAGCAACAATAACAGTACCGTTAGCATCTCTTATTAAAATTCCATCAACGTCTGAGTTGGTGGATGGTACAAATACCCTAGCTGAAAAATTAATTTTTTGACCTACTGGAAGAGTGCTACTTCTGAAGGCTCTATGACCGCTAGTGGCTGTTCCTATAGCTAATCGCAGGTTGTTGTCTAATCCTCCAATACCATCAATATTGCCAGTTTCGGTAACGTCATCAAAGGAACCCCAACTATCATCTCCAGAACTAAAGTCAGAGGTGTATTTAGCGTAATCTGCATTTGTAAAAGCCAACAAAGTTCCATCAGTAACTTCAGTTGCTGTAAAGGACTTCACTCCATCATCAGAGCTACGACGAACTTGGCATACATACTTACCATCGGCACGGGCTACGGTGTCTCCAGTAGCCGCTAAGGTAGCCTGCCGTGTCCCTAGGCTACGAAGTGAGTAAGCTGCCTTGGCAATAAGGAAGTCACCGTCACGGCCCGTTGCACTCAGTGCCTGTATATCTAGAGGGGGTGTTACCTGAGCATTTACAAAAGAAGTCAATGCACCAGAAGATACCTCGGACGCTGTAAAGTCCTGCTCGTGGTTGTCACTTGCTCTACGCACACGCACAACCTTAGGATCACCACCAGTAAGACTACGGAGGCTGTATGCCGCCGCAGCGTTAGGAGCAATCTGCAGGGCGCTCTCGCCCACTGAGTTCAGCCTACGCTGGCGACCCAGTGCTGAATCAAGGCTAATGTGCATATTAGACTATGTGTAGTGCTACTAATCCAGAACCTACTGCCACGGATGAAAATTGACCGTATAGTATGGTTCCAGCACCAAGGGTCTTTCCGTTCAAAGCAGTATGAGTAGTCTGGTCTACATTGCTAGATACTACGGGTCCAAAGGTAGTGTCCTGGAGGACTTGTATTGCCCCAAAGCTACCTGTTGTTACGTCTAGGTTTGTTGCTAGGACTGAACCTACGGAGCTGAACTCCAGTGCGTTATTTCTTGAACTTGCCATAATTGAGTATTATATCACGGGGGGTTACTATCGGGATTGCCGATTTACATAAGTTGAAAATTTCTTATTAACAGTATTGTTATTCATGAACTTGTCAGCACGTAGTAATTGACGTTCTAACATTAAATCTGCTGTCTGGGCAGCTATAGCGGCTCTTTCGGTCTGACCGTCTCCTGTATAAAAGTCCGACAGGGATGTGTAGATAATATAATCCACGAACTCGCTAGGTATATCCGTGCTGTCCGGAGTAAAGTTAGTGGTTAATTCTTTTTTATAATTTACAAAAATAGAGTTGTCCGTTGATGATCTAAGATTGAGAACATGGCCACCTAGTGAATCCACATAAAATTCATACTCAATGGATGAGTTATTCAAAAAGGGCTTACTTCTATAAACCCGAAGAAACTCTCCAATAGTTTCTTTATTTGTTTGTGCGTACGGAATTAGGTTATTGGGGTCAACGCTTAAAACGTCAGCTCCGTTACGAGGGGTCCATGTTTCAACATTCGCTACATTATCTTTTTTATTAGTATCAGCTTCAATGAATTGCTGAGTGCCAGCACCTACAGTGTAAGTACCACTAGCCTGGACTGTAGCCGAAGCAACTGTATCTACCCTCCATGCGGTTCCGGTATTGTAAATAATTACAGTACTAGTTGTAACGCCTTGGTAGACGTTAGTGCCTCCAGTTGTATTGGAACCCAATAACTTATAGTTCTGATTAACTAAGGGTGATGTACTTGCTGTAGCTCCAGATAGGGTAAGAGATATTAAGTTTCGTTCCTCGCCTATTACTAAATACCTGGGCCAGTTATCGGATGAATTATACGCTCTCGATACTGCTCTGTTTGTAGAGCTTTGAAGGAAGAACTCGTCAGCCGCAGTCAAGCTCTCCAGGCCAGCTATAGCCTGAAAAGCATTTTTGACTTCAACGAATGTAGAATCAGACGGCATTACTGAACGTTGTTATTAAGAACGGTCTCTGGTTTGTTTACTGGGCTTCCGCCTGCTTGCACGTTGTGACGATTGAATTGAGTCTGAGGACGATACTGCAAGACATCGTGACGGAACTGACGGCTTTGGTTACGTACCTTGTCAATTTCAGAAACAAGAATTAGCTCAGAGTTTTGATCTTCGACTTGTGCTTTGTCAGTCTGTCCATCACCACGCAGGAAATCTGCGTAAGCACCAAAAGCGCAGTACTCAAAGAACTGATAAGGGATGTTTGGATTATCAGCTGACTCATCACCAAAGCTACCTGAAGTAAACGCACTATTGCCATCAGCAATAACATCCGTAAGGTCCTTGCGATATGTTACAAAAACATTTTTCTGGTGCAGGACAGTAGGGTTAATAATTTTGACTGACGGGTATCCGCCTGAATTTAACTTTGAAACATACGTGTACTCTTCTGGGTATCGGGTATCCGTTGGGTCCGTTTTATGAATACGGAAAACAACATTTGAATTATTCGCTAAATCTTTTCCTGATCCAAAAGTTTGTATTGTATTGTCATCTGCCGTTAGCAGTTCAACTTGTTCTCCAATTACGGTGAAGTCAGGCCAAGGATAGCGTTCAAAGCACGTACGGATACGGCGATTAACGGCTTGACGCAGAAATGATGCGTCAGTGGTTTCTAGGGATGCTAGCCCAGCAATGGACTTAAAGCGTTCCTCCAGATTGTCATACGATAGTGTAGGGTAGTTTGCCATTGTTATTTATATTTTATTTGGTGTAAGTTCCGGGAACTTCTTGTTGTAGTACTTTAAAAATTCTTTAGAATGCACAGTCTCTTGACCGTACTTCTGGACTAGTCGGAAGTATTCCCGGTGAGGAATAGTTGCAACTGGTTTGCCAAGGACTGGGTGGACTGTCCCCTTGAGTGCTTGGGCTTCTTTGGCTGCCTGAGCAACCCGTTGTTTTTCCGTCTTCTTCTCAAGGTTGAAGCCGTTTTTAATCTCATTCATGAAGGCGCGATCAATCTCGCCATCAGAATACTTTTTTAGATTAGGAACAATGATATCCATATTAAAAAAGGCGGGGGGCTTTCGCCCCCCAACCAGATCTTAATTAGTTAGAGAAACCCTGACCAGCTGTTGGGTAGTATTCCACGAAAAAGCGGAATTTACCTTTTGCTGCGTCACCGAGTCCACTGCCTGTACCATTTGATGTTACGCTAAGCTGAGTAACCAAGTGGTTACCGGCTTGTGTAATAGCACCATTGTTGGCAAAGATTTTGCCTGCGCTGCTGCTGTCGCTGAATACATCAACTTCAACAACCATGCCGTTAGCATCGCCATCATCACCAACAGCTAGTGTAGCATCAGTGATAGCGGCTCCGCCATCTGTAACTGCTGCTGTAACCAACTGGTCAACAATGATTGCACATTTACCAACTGTACCAGCTAGGCCAGCTCCTGCAACATTGAATGCAAGGGCTTGCGCGCCAGTGGAGCCTGAGAATGCAGAAGCTTCTACTGTAGCTTCGTGGGTGTATCCAAGACTTAATGTTTGGATGTCACCGATTTTTTTAAGGTCAATAGCCATAATATTATATTTCCTTTATTTAGGGGTTAGGTTACGTCTTGAATAACACCGTGTGCGCCAGGATGGTACACTCCGAGAGTCAATGCACAGTCAACGAATCCACGCTCACCGCCACCAAGATTTGGAAGGCGAGTTGATCCCATTGGGATAAGCTCGTGAATACCGTAGTATTCTGGGTTTACGATATAACCGGAACCAGTAGCTGTGTTGCCACCGAAGTTAGGCGCGCAGTCAGGGTTTTGGTTAACAATTGAGACAACACCGTGATCGGACTCATAGAGGTCAACAGATAGCTTGATGCTACCGCTGTTGCCGTCGTAGTTCACCGAGCGGATGTTTTCAGTTGCGCCAGCAGACACACGAGCGAAGTCAGCAATAACTTGACGAAGACCAGTGTCAGCAACAAGCATAAGATTGCTTGCTGAACCAGTTACGCGGAAGATAGAGCTAATGATGCTGTTGAGATCGCTTTCGCTGAATGGAGAAGCATTTGCTTCAGCAGCTGTGTAGATGCTATCCGCAGGTGTGCGGAATGAAGCAGGAACATCAGCAGGTCCAGCGGAGTCAAGCCAGTCACCAAGACCACGGAGGGCATTAGCAACACCAGCACCGTTTTCGGTAGCTGAGTCCTGAGTACCAGCAATAGTAGCTTCGATGTCGCGCTTGAGTTCACGGATAGCTTTGGCTTCAGCCTGGGCAATCTTAGCAGGACCTACGGAATCGACAGCTTCTTGCATGTCGGATACCATGTAGTCACGGCGGAACTTTTGAACACGATTGCCGAGGCGAGCGCGGCCAGCGAATTGGTCAGTGAATGCTGTAACGTCAGCACCTTCAGAAATGCCAGCAGTCTGTGGAGCAGCAAGGCTGTCAACAGTCCACTCAACATTAGTTGCGGATGCGCGTTGTTTGTTAGCAGACGAAAGGATAGGAGTCTCTTCGGGAGCGAGGATAGTCAAGACATCAGTCAAGTCTTCGCGATTGGAGACACCCGAACCTGTATTTGTAGTATCGAATGTATTTGAGAATGACATTTTATTTAATTATTATTGTTAATGAGTTAAAGGCGCGAGGCCATTTGTAGTTTTCTAAGTGCAGCAAAATCGCGAGCGTTACCCGATTGTTTAAATTGACTTTGCAATTCCTTGAGTGCCTTTGCAGTTCTTGATGGGGACTTAGCAGCATTTGCATTACTTGTTGTCGCACCCTTGGGTGGTGTAAGTTTCATGCTTGGCTTACCTTCAGCTATTGGTTTACGACCATAGATACTGTTAGCCGCGTGAGCGAACCAGTAATCCAATTGACCCGCAACATCTGGAGCTTCTTTTGATATGATCTCTTTCATTTTTAGAAAACGAGAATCATTCACTGTAGCTTCGTATTGTTTGCGTATATCATTGTCTTCGCCGTCGAGCCATGATAGCTCTTCTTTTGCCCTTTCCTTAAAAGCAACTTCCATATTACCAGCCTGTTCTTTGGCTTGTATTTTAGAAAGTTGATCCGGGATAAAGGTCTTCTTAGCCTTACGCGCCTGTAGTAGGGATTTACGGACTTCCGCTTTAGTCATTTCTTTGCCTTCGATCTCAGTTATGACATCGTCAGCCGCATAGTCAGCACCTTCAAAAAGAAGATCCTCAGCCCAATCAACTATTTGCTCTATCTCTTCGGCCTTGCTTTGAAGGTCCTCGATGGAATCTAAATTGCTGAATGGGTTGTTTTCTATTTTCTTTGTTGACTCAAGGGGATCCTTCTGTTGAAGCGAAGCCTCTAGTTTAGCCAGTTTTTCTTCTGCTGATTTTCGTCTTGCGGTAAGTTCCCCAAAACGAGCCACAGCTTTACTGCCTAACTTATCAGCTAGTTCCCGTAATTCCTCTTCGGACGCGTTGTCCAAATCAATCTGTGAAAGAACATCCTCGGATGATGATTCAACTTCTGGTTCACCTTCTTCGGCTTCTTGAGTTTCCTCAATGACCTCTTCGGGTGTCTCTTCCGTTTCCTCTTCGGCAACTGGTTCTGCTTCTTCCTCAGTACTTGCCTGAGAATTTAGCTGCCCCAATCGGCGATTTGCAAAATCCGTTACGGATATATTAGTATTGTCCACTGGTTTTTGATCTGCCCCAGAGTCGGCAGTCGTGATTTCATCTGTCATAATTTCCACTCATTTACGCCGAGAGATTGCGATTCGTTAATATAACATAGGTGAACAGTTATTGTTCAGCCTAGAAATTTTCACGGTGACGATTACTTAATTCTTGCCAGCTGGATAACTGCAATAGCTGGTCATAAGTAATAATGCGTCCTGATACCTGCTGAATAGTTTCGCTAGTGGCTTCGTGCAGTTCCTCGATAGCCTCTTCTCTGAGGTCATATACCATTTTCATGAACCTAGCAAAAGCCTCATAGTTATGAAGTGTCTTTATGTCGTCTTGGATATTCATATTATTTAGCTGCGGAACGCATTACTTGAACCATTCTAGGACCCCTGTCCTTTACTTGCTTGTACCACTTACTATCAATCATTTCATCAGCAGCTACATTGTAGTCATTGTTCATAAGGCCAGCCTTCATCTTTTCAAATTTATTAAGTTTAGTCAAACCTAGGTTGAATGACATGTCAACGAGGGTCATCTTAACTGCTTCGGGTCTCTTGGCAAAGTTAGGGTCATACTTCTGAGCATCCTTAAATGCCTGAGTTAGACTATGGTTGTACAGAGTCCTTGTTTCTTTATCAGTAAGTTCCCGGCCATCAAACAATTCATTTATATTAATGCCCTTCTCTTTTAGGAACTTTCGATTAGAAGGTTCCTCAAGATTGAAGCCAATGCCTATCGTACGCTTGCCCTTGGTGTCCTTATATACCTTGGGCTTATTGCCCTCATTGAGGACGAGCATGTCAAAGTAATTCTGTGAGCGTTGTTCTTGGACTCGTTTTGCAGCGAGTTGTTGGGTGCTTTGATTGTCAGCCATAGTATAAGTATTAGTTAATAAAATAATACTACATATTCTGAGTGTCAATCCCACCCATTTGTGCAGGGGCTGTGCCAACTCGACCAATCTGGGCGTTCTGCGCTTGCTGCATTTGGAAGGTGTATTGACCCTGGTATTTCTCCATGCGTCCCCGGAATGCTTCATCCTGCTGTAGACGCTGCTGAATGTCTGGCTGCTGGGCGTATTGCTGAAGGACTTGCATCGCAATCTGCGCGCCTTGAGGACGGGCTGGCATTTCGATACCTGCAAAAATCTTTGTGAGATCATCAGTAACATTCTTAACCATTTCTTGTTGAGCATCTTCTGCTGGTTGCAGAACAGCGTCAGCCATGACTGGATCAATGCTAGCGGCTGCAATATCAAGTAATCCATCAATATTCATTCGGTTATTAACATTGAGTTGATTCAATGCAACAAACCCTTGTAGTTTCTTTTCTACTGTTTCTGGGTCACTGTCAAGAACATCAAAGTTAATCATGATGTCAAAGTTTTCGTTAGGATTACCCTTGTTAAGTATCTGAGGGTCAGGGATGCCTGTTACCTGGAAGAAGACTTCATCGGGTCCAAATCTTTGGAAGCACTTATATGCCATGCGAATAACCTCGGCTACATGGCTAAGGTACTTATCAACCATGAACTGCTGTCTGGATTGAGACATGGGATCACTTGTATCCAGTCCAACCATCCTGTCGGCTTGATTGATTAGTGTCTGCTCCATCTCAAGGGAACCTTGATTGTACGAAGGGGTAGGTGCGAAGTCCAGATCGCCCTTACGGCGGTATGGAATCATTCGGCCTGGACCCCAGTCATTGGGTGCTTGACCCACTGGGTGCAGGATCGGAGGCAATGTTGCTAGACTATTGCGGTCAATCCGCGAATCACGCTCCACTTTTACTTGGTTCTGAATACCGCGAAGAATACTGGGAACGGTGGATACATCATAGAGACGCTTAGTGTCCTCGGACAAGCGTGTCACTACTACAGGATAGTCTTCGTATCCGTTAAGTAGCTCGAACTTTGCATATCCCGGAGTCCCAGTGCTATCATCTCCATCAAAGTCCTTATGAAATACTGTGCAATAAATGCCTTCGGAGCCGTCCTCTTCGTTAATAAGTCTCTGGTATCCGTAAACAATTTCAATAAGTTCGTCAGCTTCATAAGCATTATCCGTTAGGCTCATGCTGCGACGGCCTTCTTGGTATCTTTCAATGCTGCTAATATTTACACCTCGGTATCTTTCGATCATGATATCCACGAAGTCCTGATCCCAACCATCGGTTGTTACCTTTAGTTCTAATTCTTGTGGAGTATAATATGTTTTCCAAAAGCAATACGGAGCGCGCTGCGGATCGGTTACATATGGAGGAAAGATGAAGTCACCATCAGGTGCTAGGGTCTTAACTTCTGGGCAATTAATTTGACGACGCACGACGGGCAGTTTCGCGATTCCTTTTTTTCGTAGATCCTTGAGTGCTGTCTTTGCTCGCTTTTCCGTGACGCCGTCAAAAACTTGCTGCATGAGAAGGATTAATTCTTCATCATTGTCGCCTTGCTCTACAGCTTGAAATATTTCTGGAGACATTTGTGCGATTTGCTGGAGGTCAATCTCTTGCTCAAAGGAGCGATCCTCCATGTGCCATCCAACGTAAGTAACTAGTAGTCCACGCTCCAACAGGTAGTTAGCTCCTAGCTCCATCTCCCTGTAAAAGCGGGGAATGTATCCGGATCGTATCATCCACTTTAGGAAACCTGATACCAATTTGCTGCGGGCAATGTCTCCGCTTTCTACGGGGAATGCTCTAACATTAGCCCTCTTGAGTGCGGACATGAACAGTGATGCAAGTTTAGTAATGCGTTCATCAATGAGATGGCACTCGCTATCGCTTGCACCTTCCCAAGGAAATGCGTCCGCGCCATGCTTGCGGTGATCACGGCTCTTGCCCGGCCACCAGTTCCGTCGGTCATCGTAGCTAGTACGACATAAATCAAAATAGGATTCCAGCTCCGTTATCGTTTCCTCGTAGGCAAATCGGAGAGTTTTAATGTCCGGCTCATCACCGACGTAGGTAAGAGCCTTTGAAATATTATTGTTCTGCATTTAGTCTATTTTTAATTAGTTGAAGCATACTCGCAAGATGTGTCCTGGAACTGCCTATCTTATCACATAACTCTATGTTTGTCATGGGAACTTTGGACTCATGCTTTACGTGACGCTTGAAGGTCTCCCACATTATTAGGCGGTCCCTGTTCTGCTGGTTCCATTTGTAATCCAGCGTCAGGTTCTCGTCCTCGACCTCTCCAGTCTCAAGGTTCCTATCGTAAAATATCTTTGTCCTATCAACCTTTGACATAACGATAGCTGACTCCTGTTTCTGATTCAATGGCTTCAAAGCAAATCATCTTACCTAAGAACCTATCCTTCAACCTGTTAGGCAAGAGGACTGGAACTTTCTTACCAATCTCTACGAAGTGAACCATGTTGAACCTAGGGTTAGGACACACGGATAGCACCTTGCCTCTGTAGTGCTTAGGTATAATTTCATTAATAAATAGGCCGTCACACAGGATGTCCTGTCCCTCCGGGCTGATCCAAGTGTTCTTGCCCTTACCGCTAACATATTCTTGGGGTAGTTTTTCTTGGGCTATTTGCAGGGCTTCATCGAAATCAGCATTATGATATTCGGTGAACTCAGTTAATTTTATTTTCATTAGTATCCTCCTTGTTGTTTTCTGGTTATCCCCATATCGGAGGATGTGAAGTAGTCCGGACCCAT